GCTCATGATGCTTTCTCCTCGGACAGGGTGGCGATACGTTCATCTTTCAAGGCGGTGAGGCGGCGCAGGCGGCCTGCCAGGTATTTAGCGTGGTCGGCGTCGCCTTTTGCTTCAGCTGCTTTGCGGTGCGTTTCTACCTCGCGGGCAATTGATGCGTGAACCTTGATTGCCTCGTTCACAGTCACAGCCGATGTGATGGTGTCGGCGACTTTTGCCAGCTTCTCGTCCAGCTCTTCACGCAGGCGCGTAACGTCTTCGGCCTTGTCGCTGGCATTTCTGATTGCGAACTCAGTGGCGTTTTCCTCCCGGTATTCCGGCATATCGTGCCAACCCAGGAACACGTCGGCGGAGAAGCCCAGCATGGACAGCGACTTTTTGATTGCATCGGTGAGGCTCTTTTTCATAACTTCACCGTCAGCCATAAAACCGCGCCTTGTTTTGTACATGTACGGCGTGGCGCCATATGCCGTAACGCGGCCTTTGGTTCTGTTCAGGACATACCAAAACTCGATCAGCAGGCTATGGTTCTGCTCGAACAAGATAGAGCCGTCGGCGTCGCGCAGAATGCGGTTACCAATAATTTTCCCGCCCTCGAATACGGCCTCGCTCATTGGTGCGCCGGTAATCATCTTCTCTTCTACAATGTCAAAACCCCAGCCTGTACCGATAGGGCCAAAAATTTCGGTTGCGCGCATAAACATGTATTCGCTGTTGATGCTGGTACCGACATAACCGGCCCCCTCGATCGGTTTCGTATATCGAGGATCTGTGCGCATAACGCGCTTCCAAATACCGAGGTTGTTCTGCGCTTCCTCTGGCTGCTCGGCGATCACTTGCTCAACTTGCGCGGCGCGCTGTTGGAAGTCATCCGCTTTCAACTGGCGCACCAGCTCTTCGGCCTGCTCCACGTTTTCATCGGCGCGCTGTTGCAGAGTTTTCTCTGCTGGCGTATTGGCATAAACGCCGTAACCCATCTGATCAAGCTGCTGCTTGGCTTCCTGCGCCGTCGCATCGGTAACTTGCTGCTGCGCCACTTCCTTTTTTTCACCCTGATTTGAGGCGTTAGCTGTTGCTGGAGTCGGGTTTTCCTGCTTTGCATCACCGCCGGTCAAGCCGTCAATTGAGAAGCGGCCGCCGCCGAGGTTTTCCACCTCGACACTTTTCGTGTTCTGCTGGCCATAGTTCGCCAACTCAGCGCATGCCGGATGGCCAGCAAGACGCGTTTTCACAAAGTGCAGGCGCTCTTCGTCGTTATTTGCCAACTTGAGGTTTTTTAGCCCCTCGGAAACGATCGCGTGGCGGGTATCGGTTTCAACATTCAAAATGCCAATAATCACCCGTAGAGATTTATCCCAGGCGCGCCAGACGGAATCACGTGAAGCAATAATTTCTTTTGCGTTCTTCACGTCTGTCGCCTTGGCTGCTGCAGGATTAACGCCCATGATCGATAGCGCGGTGTGCATGCTGAGTGTGTTGTAATCCGGCACGCCTCCGGTATTTTCGGTGCTGGTGCTGGTGCTGGTGCTGGTGCTGGTGCTGGTGCTGGTGCTGGACAGAGTCAGTGTTTCCCGATCGCTAGGCTTATCTACCCACGCCTGAGCAAAAGCAGTTGTGTCTGCCTGAGATGGCATTGCATCGCCAGCGCACTGGAAGAGGGCAGAGATCAAACGACTAACGGCCTCAGGGGACATTGCACCGACGGCGGTCACGGAAACAAGCCCATCGATCACCGCACGCATGCCGGTATCGTCTGGTGTTTCTTCGTCGTTGATGAAATCGACAGCCATCGACAGTTGGCTATTATCGATCTCACCGTCGCCATACATCACCACTGCGGTGATCCTGACGTTGGCAGGTTGCGACATTAAATCTACGGGCCCGACTGGGAATTCTGGCTCAGGTTCTTTCGGCACCCAAACGCTGCCGTCGAAAACGTTTTCTGCGGCGAATCTCTCATCGAACTGACCAACGGCAGGGCGAGGTTGACCGGGCTGATCTTCGACCGTTTTCGCGTTGAAGAAGTTATCGCCGCCCTCTGGGTAGGATTCGTAAAGCTTGCCGGTCGCGATGCTTTCGGCCACGCGCTTATTAGGCGCTTCGAGAGCAATCACCAGCGCCACTGCGCCATTTGTCAGAGCCTTTTTCTTTGGCTCAAAAAGTGAAATGTAGATAGGCATTTTTGGTCTTTCCTCTGTCGGTTTTTAAACGCTGGTCAGGCGCTGATTTGGTTATCAGGCAACAGGCCGGCTATAACGCGCTCGGCGGTTATTTTGGCCTCTTGGAGGATCGCTAGTTGCGCTTCATATCTCTGCTGCTCATTCATCGCCATTTCGCGGATGAGGTGTTTCCCAACTGGCAAGCGGCAGTCCATGCCTCTGACTGGATCGGCGAAAATCATCACCTTGTGAACTTCGCCATCGCAGATTTCAACGATGCGCTTAGCGTTACTTAACCCTTCGGCAGTGTCTGCAATTGCTTCTAAAAGTTTCTGAATATTCATGGTTTATCCTCTGTTAAAAATCGGCGCTGGTAAGCGCTAGGGTGGGTTAAAACTGGCTTGTCTCAGAACGGAATTTCGTCTGCATCGATATGGGAGTGATCGATACACAGCAACTGCTGGATCTGGTCTTCGATGAGGCGTTGCTGCTTCATAGACTCTGCGGCGATTTGGTCTTTCTTGGCGCGTAATGCGTCAACCTGCTTACCGATAATTTCTATCGGTTCAGGTTCGGTAAACTCAAAAGTCGCTTCACGGGTTTCGAGCAGAACGTAGCTGGGAATGTGCTGAGATAAATCGGAAGTGTGTACGACGTATTTTTCGCCATACGATGTTGTATTTAACAAGAAATATAGCTTTGCGGGTATCTGTAGTGCTTTCATAGCGACTCCTGATATACTGGCACCGATCGGTGGTGCCCTTGTTGGTGTTATCGGTCTTTCCTCGCTGTAGGGTTGGTCCCCTACGGCACCGATGATTGGGTTGGTCCCCTTTCATCCATCTCCCCGAGATGTAAACCAGGGGTAATCAGCCCGCCTCGTGCGGGCTTTTTACTGCCTAAAATTAGGTGCCGGTTACGTTATCCGGCGTCGCTTCACTTGGTCAGAGATCTGCGACCGTACACGCCCTGGTGTAGGCTTTCGGTCTTTCCTCACCACACTTTCCCGCTGTGGCTGCGTATTCTGTTATGCCTGAAAAAATTGCCCGGAGAACCGGGCTAAGTGTGACAACACAGGCACTTCACCTCTGGGATTCTTTGCCGCGTATCGCCCGGCTGGCGGAACATTCTGAACAACTGCTGCAGGGTTAGTGCGCTGTTGATGGGATGATATTAGCCATGACTAACGTTTATGGCAATACTTAAATTAAGTTATAACTAACAAATTTGACGTAAAAAAGATAACTTATTGATAATTAGTTATTTATTTTTTCTTGTTTTACGTGCAGTCAAAAGTTCTTCGAAAAGTTTATTGAAATCATCAACTTTTTCCCGCAGCGAGGAAAGGTGTGTCTCTTTCTCTGATTCTGGGAGTTGATCGAATAAATCAAGTAGCTGGAGCTGTTGCTCGTTGAGTTGAAGGGGGATTTCATCCAGAGGGCTGGGCTGCTGCTCTTCCTCACCGAACAGGATCCAAGTCGGTGAGCAGCGTAGCACGCGGCTCAAGCTAAAGAGATTTTTGCCCGTAGGCTCACTGTCGTCCCGTTCCCACTGAGAAACTGAGACGTGCGATATGTGCAGCGCCTGCGCCAGGCTCCGCTGAGTGAACTTCAATTCTTTGCGACGCTCTCTGATACGAGAGCCGGGTGTTTGTAATGTCATAGTTAGCTAATACTAAATTTAATTGACTAAGTTAGTGTTACCATCTAAATTGTTAGCCATAACTTACAAATTGGAGGTGACATGTATAAATCTGACGCTATCGAATACTTCGGTAATCTAACCAAATTGGCTCAAGCCGCTGGAGTTAAATTGCCATCCGCAAGTGCCTGGGGAGAGTTGATCCCAGAGAAACGCGCTGCAAGGCTGGAGCGTCTTACTGGTGGGGAACTGAAATACGATCCGGCCCTTTACCAGCAACAACCAACGAATGCAGCTTAACAACCAACCCCACCGAAAGCTGATTAAGCAAAATTGGTTTTTGAGCGACAGGAGACGCGAAGTGGAACACATCGAAAAACTGAAAAATGAAATTACGGCCTGGGCGGCTGAGAGTGGTCAGGAACATGTGGCTATCGAGATCAGCCGCGCGTGGTTTCAGCTTGGTGCTGACGGCGGACGGGTGAGGCTTTACCCAATTGAAGATTCTGCCGGTACCGCTGATTGGCGTGCAATTAACACCAACCGGCAGGCTATTTTTCGCCATATGCGCAGCGATTCAAAAGCTGCCCGGGCAAAGGTGCAGGAACTGGCCGACGCGATGATCGCAGCCATGCCAGCAGAACGGCGCGCACGATTGGATGGGCCCACGCCGCAATATTTGCTGTCAGTGGCCATTCGAGAATTTGCCGCGGCAATTATCGCAATTTTGCTTGGTGCTTGTGACACACCACAACGAATAGCCGGCGCATTAAGCGCCCTGCAGGAAACTCAGCGCCTGACCAGCGCCGCGTAAAAACGCTGTATCGAGGAAAGACCAATATGCAAACCGATCACATCACATATCGGAACGGCTGGCGCCTGAATGGCATGCCTGCTGACGCCGCAGATATCAGACCGATTTTCGAGGATCGCCAGGCTGCCGCACATGCAGTTTGGGAACAATACGAGCAGGGCAAGGCCGCGCTGCGTGATGAAAACTTATCGCCGGAGCAGTACCAGGACGCGTGCCGCCAGCTTGCAGATGGGCTGGGGATCTGACGATGAACACTTCCAAGCTTCTGATAAACGAGCCGCCGCTGTTGGTTATGCCATCGCTAGCCGCCAAGATTGGGCTGAATGAAGCTATCTTGCTGCAACAAATCCATTACTGGTTAAGCCGTTCAGAGCATCGCCACGTCGGCCGTACCTGGTTCTACAGAACAGCCACTGAATGGGCTGAGGAACTGATCTTTTGGTCTGACAGTACGATTAAACGGACTTTGGCTAATTTAGAAGCGGCAGGGCTGATTTCCTCGGCGAAATTACACCGCGAATTACTGAATGATCCGTACACGCGCACAAAGTGGTACGCGATAAATTATGACCAATTGGAAGCGCTGACTTGTGTAAATGCATCTGGTCAAAATGACCAAATGGCAAATGGTCAGAATGACCAGATCTCAACTGGTCAAAATGACCAAATGTTACAAGAGAATACAACAGAGACTACTACAGATAATCCCCCTAACCCCCAGGAGGGGGACGACGCTGACGCGCCGGGTAAGCCTCCAAAAGTTAAATATCAGGACGTGGCAGACGCCTACAACGAAATCCTTGGTGAACGTTTGCCGAAAGTGCAGGAGTTGAACGAGAAGCGCAAACGCCAAATCAAGCGACTGCTGGGCGAGCTGCATGAGCCAACCCTCGATGCGGTGAAAGCCTATTTTGAAACTTTCGGTGATGCCGCAGGGCCGTTTTACTTCGGCGACAACAATCGCAGCTGGCGTGCTGGGTTCGATTACCTGCTCCGCTCTGATGTGCTGGTGAAAACCCGAGAGGGTGCGCTATGACCCCGCAGGAGATGGAAGCCACAGTGCTGAGCGGCCTGCTGGTTGGTGGCGCTACACCGGACGCATTGGACGTAATCGCCACCATGCCGGAGGAAGCATTTAGCATTCGATTCCACCGGGAAACCTACCGGGAAATAAAAAAACAGGCGCTGACTCATGGCGTGATCGACGTGGTGTTGATCAGCGAATCGCTCGGCGGCGACAGCTTGGCATCGTTGGTAGAAATTAGCCGCATGCCTGGCACGCTGGCCAACCTGAAAGGCTTTGCGAGTCTGGCCACCAAAGGGTGGCGTAGCCGTCAGATGGCAGCATTGCTGCAGGAAGGCGCAGACGGTATCCGTAGTGCCAGAAACCAAGAGCAGCGCGACACGGTGATCCAGGCGTCAGTAACCAAGCTGATCGAAATGACCGCCGATACGGGCGGGGTGGTACCGGTGCACCTTGGCGAACTGCTTGGCGGCTACATGGATTTAATGGGCCGCCGCATGAAGGGCGACGCCGAAATGCGCAACCTGTACAGCGGCATTGAGGAACTGGACGCGATTACCGGCGGTTGGAACCCGCAGGATTTGATTGTGGTTGCTGGCCGACCAGGCATGGGTAAAACCGAATTCGCGCTGAAAGTTATCGAAGGGGCAACCCGTAGCGGTGGCGGGGCGCTAATTTTCAGCATGGAAATGGCCGCCCTGCAGATGGTAGAGCGTTCAGTTGCTGGCGCCGGAAACCTGTCCGTGTCGAAGCTTCGCAAACCCGAATCACTGTGCGATGAAGACTGGGGCCGGATCCACTCGGCGCTCGAGGTACTGAACAACCGTGATATTTGGATTGTTGACGCCACCGACCTGACCGTTGACCAAATCCGCGCCATCACAGAAACCCACAAACGCCGTTATCCGCACCTGAGCGTGGTTATGGTCGATTACCTCGGCCTGATTGCCAAACCGAAGGCGGAGCGTAACGACCTGGCCATGGGGCACATTTCCCGCAGCCTGAAAACAATGGCCATGCGTAGCAAAACGCCGGTGTTGGCACTGAGCCAGCTATCTCGAAAAGTTGACGATCGCCCGGTTACCGCTCGGCGGCCAACCATGTCCGATCTGAGTGAATCAGGGAAAGTTGAGCAGGATGCCGACAGCATCGTTTTGCTGTACCGCGACGGTGTTTATAACCCGAACGGACCGGCTGCCCGCTTTGCTGAAATCATCGTAGGGAAAAACAGGTTTGGACCGGGCGGCACGATTTATCAGGAGTTTAAAAACGGCCACTTTATCGCAGTCGATCAGGTGGTGGCGCAAGAATCCAGCCGTATGCAACAGGAGGCACAACAACCAAAACCGAAAGAAAAACGTTACGCGACCAAACCGTTTTAACCGGCGCCTGACCAGCGCTTGAACAAACAAACGAGGAAAGACCAACATGACCAGTACCAACGAAATGATCCGCGATAAGCGTTTTGTGATGGATGACGGCTGCGACTATGGCCCGGCCATCATGGACAGAATCAACCAGGCGGCTCGCGCACGCTGTCGCGCTCCGTTCTGCCCGCCACCTAAACCCCAACGTGTTGCAAAACCAGTCTGCGAAATGGGGCCAATCGTCAAAATTGGTGACCGCATCAGTTACGGCCGCCGCGTTATGACAGGTGTCTACGAATTGCGGCGCCTTGGCCGCTCCCCTGAAAGCATCGCCCTGATGCTCCGCATGCCGCTTGATCGGGTAGTGCACATCCTTAAGCCTCTAACGGCCGTACGCCGTGAGATACAGCAAAGGGTACTCACTGCACCAATTCCGTCAGAAAAAGACGTCATGCGCCGTTTGGCTGCCGAATCGAGGGCGTAAACGATGGCCGGGCAATCGGATTATCTCCCGCCCGGCTTACCGCACAATCGTGGGCTATGGCCGCAGGAGTATCGAGATCTGGAAAATCTCGACCTGCGCGCCAGCGGCCTCATCAAAAACCTGTATGCGCGGAAGATCACCCGCACAGCGGTAACCGATGCGATTAACGCGACGCCGGAGCAGTACCGGGAACATTTCAGGACGCGCCTGAATTACTGGCGCGAACGCAGAGAGGGGAAGGGGCAATGAAAAAATTTAATGGCTGGGTAGTACGCAATCCATGGGCGGCGGTGTTCTGGGCATGTGCGATTTTCTGGGCTGTAGTGGCGGTGGTTGTCGCTTTGGCGGTGCTGGCATGAGCATTTGGCCAACAGAAGTACAACAGTGCGCATCGTCGGTACTGCCAGTTCATGCTTTGAGCGGCGACGAGCAGCAGGAGGTTCTGCAGCAGATCAATCAGATGTTCCTGAACCGCGTTAGCCCGCAGGAAATTCAGAAGACGGCGCATGCCTGGGCGCGTCAGAAACAGATCGTGGATTTCCGCCCTGATGCCGTTGATAACGGCCTGGTAGTTGTCGGGTTCGCTGGTGGCGGTGGAAGCTGCGAGGGCATCAAGCAGGCGCTGGGTTTTGAGCCGCATATCGCGATGAACCACAACCCGGTGGCCATGGCTATGCACGCCGTGAATCATCCGCGCACGCTGCATTACCCGGAGGATATTTTCAGCGTGGATCCGAAAATTTCCACAGGCGGATTACCAGTGTTATTGGGTTGGTTTTCGCCTGACTGCCGCCACTTCTCAAAGGCCAAAGGAGGGACACCTGTCAAGAAAGAGATCCGCGGTCTGGCGTGGGTGGTGCTGCGCTGGGCGTTGGCGGTGCGGCCGCGCTATTTGATGCTGGAAAACGTAGAGGAATTCCGTTCTTGGGGGCCGCTGAAAGCCGATAAGAAGGGAAATTTATACCCCGACCCGGCATACACCGGTGCAACTTTCCGCGCGTTTATTGGCATGTTGAGTCATGGTGTGGCGCCAGACTGCCCGGCCTTGGCAGAGGCCTGCGAATTCCTGCAGATCGATATCGACAGCGATGACGCGCGCCGCCTGGTTAGCGGTTTGGGTTACAACGTCGATCACAAAGAGCTGAGAGCCTGTGACTACGGCGCCCCGACTATTCGCAAACGCTTGTTTGTCGTCAGCCGCTGCGATGGTGAGGCAGTTGTTTGGCCTGATCCATCCCATGGCGCGCCGGATAGTGCTGATGTGCTTGCGGGCCAGCTACAGCCATGGCGCACTGCCGCTGAGTGCATCGACTGGTCAATTCCTACGCGCAGTATTATGGGACGCAAAAAGCCGCTGGCGGACAACACGCTGCGCCGTATCGTGAAAGGGTTGAAGCGTTACGTCATCGACTGCCCGGATCCGTACATCGTGCAAATAGGGCAAACGGGGTTCGGCGGGGATGGCCGGCAGTACGCCACAGGCACACCGTTGACGACGGTTACCAGTAAGGCCGAACACCTGCTGATCGAGCCGTTCGCCGTGAAATGCAATCACACGTCCAACCGAACTAAATACGACTGCTTCCGGGGACAGTCCGGCAGGCTACCGTTACAGACGGTCACGCAAACCCACGGTTTCGCCGTGGCTGCGCCGGTGGTAGTGCGTCAGTTTGGGAATAGCACCGGAAACCGCGCTGATGCGCCAGTAGGCACAATCATGCCTGGCGGTGGCGGAAAAACTCAGCTGGCCAGCGCAGTGCTGGTGGGCGCTGGTGGCCCGACCTATTCCGGCAAGCCGCGCAGCATCGCCTCGCCGATGGCAACCATTCCTACGGAGTCGCACTCTGCTTTAGCTGCAGTACATTTAATCCGGTTCCGACAGGGCAGTAAGGGGCAGGGAGTGCTGCGCCCGTTTAACACCCTGACGACAGGGGCATCAAGTGGCCGCCCGGCTACAGGTGTGCAGCATGCTGTCGTTGCCGCCAACCTGATCAAGCACTACGGCGGAAATTACACTGGTGCCGGACTGGGAATGGACGAGCCAGCGCACACGGTGACGCAGGTCGATCACCACTCGCTTTGTACGTCGCACCTGGTGCAGCTGCGCGGCACATGCAAAGACGGAAGGCCAACGAACGCGCCAGCGCCAACCCTAACAGCCGGTGGCAATCACGTTGGCCATGTGACGGCGTACCTGCAGAAATACTACGGCAACGAGAAAGATGGGATCGACGTCGACGCACCGATGCACACAGTGCCGACGCATGACCGTTTTGGGCTTACTGAGGTGAAATGCGAACCGACGCTAATCACCGACGACCAGCGCTATAACGCCTGGTGCTGTGCGCGACTCATGGACGAATTCAGCGACGAGTCGGACGACAGCCACTTGTTCCCGGCTCCGCGCTCGCAGTTTATCCAGGTCGGTGAGTACATGGTGGTTGATATCTGCATGCGCATGCTGGAGCCGCGAGAGCTGTACAGCGCCAACGGTTTTCCGCGCAGCTACATCATCGACAAAGATATCGACGGCACTCGGTGGCCGAAGTCTGAACAGGTGGCGCGTTGTGGTAACTCGGTACCACCACCATTTGCTGAGGCCTTGGTAAGGGCGAATATGCCGCAATTCTGCGTCTGGAAGATGGCTGCATAAGAGAGCAAGCGCCTCGTAATTAACGGGGCGTTTTTTGTTTGATACGTGGCACAAAATGAACTACTGTTTATTTGTACAGTGTTTTGATTCAATAAACTCGCAGTACACAATAAAGAGATAGTTAATTGATTGATATTAAAGATTTAGTTAAAGCTTTGCCCAACACCGGACGAGTGGTATTTACCTGCGATAACGGCGTCATAACCGGAACCCGCATCGTTAAGGAAAACGAGCACATAGCATCATTTAACGCGTTGATTGATTTAGCAAAATCCGCCGGTTATTCGATTGTAAGACCTGATGGAAACGCGCTATAATTAATGGGCTGGATTGAACACCCAGCCCATTCAAATTCTGAGCAACTGCTGCGCCACCGGAGAACACCCAATGGCGCAGTATTCGTTTGTAAAATCAGCAGGTGGTTTGTTGGTACCGGCAACCCCGGACGCCCGCGAGTTCCTGCAAACCAAAGTGAAGTTTGGCGCTGTCCTGTACGCTGATTTTAGCCAGGCCCGCAACCCGGCATTTCACCGCAAATATTTTTCCCTGCTTAATCTCGGCTTCCAATATTGGGAACCGACCGGCGGGGCAATATCGCCAGCCGACAAAGAGCTGATAAACGGCTACGTGCAATTCCTGGCTTATTACGCAGGGAGTGAGGAAGCACTGCAGGCCGCCGCCGATGAATATTTGCAAGATGCCGCTGCCAAACGCGCCGGGAATATTACCATCACAAAATCGTTCGAGGCATTTCGTGCCTGGGTAACGATCCAATCTGGTCATTACACTGAATACCAGATGCCTGATGGCAGCGTACGCAAAGAGCCCCGCAGCATATCGTTCGCCAAGATGGACGATATAGAATTCGCCCAACTCTACAAAGCCACCATCGATGTGCTGTGGAACTACATTCTGTTCCGCACCTTTCCAGATCAGCAAACCGCTGAAAACGCCGCATCCCAATTGCTGGACTACACCGCATGACAAACCTACGCAAAGAGGCCAAAGGCCGAGATTGTCAGGTACGCATGCCGGGCATATGCAATTTCAACCCTGAAACCACCGTACTGGCCCATTACAGAATGGCAGGTACATGCGGTACCGGTATCAAGCCACACGATGCACAAGCCGCCCACGCCTGCAGTAGCTGCCACGACGAAATAGACCGGCGTACACGCCATGTAGACGAGCAGACAGCACGCCTTTACCACGCAGAGGGAGTTTTCCGCACTCAAGAATTACTGAGAAGCGAGGGGAAACTATGAGAAATCAGAATTTAATTCTATCCCTAAGAGCAGCAGGAAATAGCGAAAAGTCACGAAGTCTCACGGGATGGGAAAGAACAATATCCTGTCTGGCTCATCTTCTCACAATGGCGGGCGGTGTGTTCCCCCCTCCCTATGCTCGCGCACGCGCGCGTTTAGGGGGCTGACAATGCCACTCGTCGCCACATTCCGAACAGATTGGTTTCGCGTCATTACCGATATCAACCGCACTCGCATGGCCACGCAAAGCATCGCCGAGGAATTGGGTGTGTCGAAATCTGCCGTACTCGGCTGGAAATCTGGCTCAGAACCACGACACGGCGACGGGGAGGCGCTTATCGCTCTCTGGTGCCAGGCGACCGGTTCAGAACGTGGCAGCTTGCCGACGGTGCTTTATCGCCAGTGGTGGACATTCAAGCGGCCCGTAATTGGTCGGGAATCCGACCGCAAGCTAGGCAGACAATGACCGCTCATTAACCCACGGAGTAATCGCAATGGCTCGACCACGTAAGGCTATCGAAGTACCCGGACAGGAAGTAGTGCAGAAAAGCGAGGGGGCAGAAAATGCCGCTGATGCGCTGCTGCTGAATTCTGTTGCTGGTGGCATTGAACAGCAGCCCGCTAATACACCGGAGCAGTTGAACGCGGCCACCGCTGGCGCAACGGTGCTGGCTCTCGCGCAGACCACGCAGGATGAGCAGCAGCAAATTGTTCAGCAGCGTGTTGCAAAGCTGCTCGATGGGGCGGCGCTGGAAGAGCGTAACGCTATCCTTTCGGTGCTGAATGTGCAGGGTGCTGCGCTCATCGCCCGCTTCGAAGCGCTGGAGTTCCTCGACGCTACGGATCACCGGCTAACCGATAACCTCGAATTTCTCACCCTGGTGAAGAAAGCTACCGATGTGACCGCAGGCAGCACCGGCCCAACAGTGACGAACGAAGAGGGCAAAAAACATCCCGCCCCAGGTAAACCAGTTTTAACCGAACACGGCTGGCACGTACCAGGCTAAGGAATCCGTTATGTGTGGAAATGTTGATCCCGGCAAGATGCTCGACCCAATGGGCCTGTTCACGAAAGAGAAAACCCCGAACGTAACGCAAACCGATCCGCAAGCAGAAGCCGATGCCGCCGCAGATGCAGCAGCAAAAGCAGCGAACGCAGACGCGGCAAGCCGTAAAAAGCGTAAGCAAGGATCTTCACTGCTTGCCAGTGGTGCGCAAGGGGCTTCTGACTCCGGCAGTTCATTGCTGTCCAGCGGCGCAAGTGGCAAACCAACGTTAGGGGCGTAATTGATGGACGAAACCGCCGCAAGGCTGATTAAGCGCGTGAATACACTCAAGGCCGCCCGCCAGCAGCATGAAACTGTATGGCGGGAATGCTACGACTTCACGTACCCGCTGCGCGGCGCTGGCTTCTCCTCTGAGGTGCTGGACGCGCAAAGCGCTAAATCCAGAGTGGCCAAGTTGTTGGATGGTACCGCCACCGATAGCGCTCGTATGCTGGCATCTGCGCTTATGTCTGGTATGACGCCCGCTAACGCCCAGTGGTTGAATCTCAACAGCGAATCTCTGCCGGATGATGCCAAGGCGTGGCTATCGATCTGTGCCACATTGGTGTGGGAAAACATTCATGCGGCCAACTTCGACGCCGAAGGCTACGAGGCAAATCTCGACGTGGTGTGCGCTGGTTGGTTTGTACTTTACATCGATGAGGACCGGGAAGAGGGCGGCTATACATTTCAGCAATGGCCACTGGCGCAGTGCTACGTCACATCGACGCGCAAAGACGGTATTGTCGATACGATTTACCGCTGTTACCAACTGACCGCTGAACAGGCGATCGCTGAATTTGGCCCCGATGCTGTCAGCGAGAAGATCCGCCAGGCAGCCAAAGATAAACCAGACGAAAAATTTGATTTTCTGCACTGCATCTCACCACGCACCAATTACATCGCAAGTGCGCGCCTGGCTAAAAACCTGCGTTTTGCGTCGTTCAATATTGAGGTGTCGGGAAAGAAAGTGGTGCGCGAGTCTGGTTATCACGAATTCCCGGTATGCGTACCGCGCTGGATGAAAATCCCCGGTGGCCCGTATGGCATTGGTCCTGTGTATGACGCGCTGCCAGACTGCAAGGAGCTGAACGAAACTAAGCGCATGGAGAAAGCCGCACAAGACCTGGCTATCTCCGGCATGTGGATTGCTGAGGATGATGGCGTACTTAACCCGCGAACCGTCAAAGTAGGCCCACGCCGCATTATCGTGGCGAACAGCGTAGACAGCATGAAGCCGCTGCTCACCGGCGCAGACTTCAACGTCGCATTCACTGCAGAAGAACGCCTGCAAGCATCCATCCGCAAAATCATGATGGCCGACCAGCTGCAGCCGCAAGATGGCCCAGCGATGACCGCTACTGAGGTGCATGTCCGTGTTGCGCTGATCCGCCAATTGCTTGGGCCGGTTTATGGCCGCTTCCAGGCTGAATACCTACAGCCATTGGTTGAACGCTGTTTCGGCATTGCGCTGCGCGCTGGCGTGTTTCCTGAACCACCAGAAAGCATGGCTATGGCCAACTTCAACGTGCGCTACATCTCGCCGCTGGCGCGTGCACAGAAGCTGGAGGATGTTACGGCAATCGAACGCTATGGTCAGAACATCATGCAGCTACAACAGGCATATCCCGACATCGTGGACAACATGGACAGTGACGAGGCAAGCCGCGTTGTGGGTGAGGCGCTCGGTGTGCCCGCCAAGGTTATGCGCTCTTCCTCTGATGTAACCACCATGCGCGACCAGCGCGCCAAAGCACAACAGCAACAACAACAGCAGGCAATGATGATGCAGGCCGGGCAGCAGGCCGCTGATGCTGCAGGGCAGTCAGCTGGTACCGCAATTGGCCAACAATTAGCGGGGGGTTAGTGATGGCGACGAAGATTATAGGTCCGCACGATTACAAAACCTTGTTCACCGAAATGCCTGGCGGCCCTGAAATATTGGGTGAGCTGACGGCGCGTTTCGGGAAAGCCATTTATGTGAAAGGCGGTCATGAGGCCGACCGAGAAACATGCTACCGAGCCGGGCAACGTTCCGTGCTCGATTTCATTTTGCTGCAACTCAATAGAGCTGATGGAGTAAACGACGATGTGGAAAATTAAACACTTATTCATGAATGCGGACGCTGGCGCGGACGCAGGGGGCAACGGCGATGCAGATAATCCAGGTGCTAACGATAATGGTGGCGATTCTCTGCTCGGTACCGGCGCACAGAATCAACCGGCCGAGGGTGATTGGGTACCTGAAAAATTCCGCGTTGTGGGCGACGACGGCAAACTCAGTATCGAAGGCTCTGCCCGTAAACTTGCAGAATCTTACACTCACCTTGAGAAGCGATTCGGTAGCGGCGACGCGCCGCCGAAAACGTCTGATGAATACGCGCCCAAGGTAGAGGTTGATGGTTTCAAGTGGGACGAGTTCAAAGCTGACCCTGAAATGCAGGGGTTCCTCAAAGCAGCTCACGCCAAGGGCATCACCAACGATCAGATGGGCTTTATTCTCGGCGAATACATGCAGCGTGCATCTGGTCTGGTCGGCGGTGCTGCCGAACTGGATGCGGAAGCAGCTACTACCGCGTTGCGTGAAACGTGGAAGACCGATGCGGATTTCCAAAAAAACATCGGTCTGGCGCACCGCGCCTTCATGTCGTTGGTCGATCCGGCTGACAAAGGCAAGATGGACGAAATCGGCAATAACCCGATGGTAATTCGTATGCTGGCGAAAATCGGCGCAGAAATGGGCGAGGATACGCCTGTCGGCAATGGCGAGATCAATCTCGAAGAGCAACAGACCATTCGTGACCTGATGAAGTCTGAAGCCTACACCAACAAGAAGCACGCCGACCACGAACGAGTGTCAGCCCAGGTTCGAGCGTTCTACCAAAGAAACTACGGCGACCAGACCGTCGCTTAATTCGAGGAAAGACCAATGACAGACCAGAAAATCGAGCAGGAAATTCAGCTCAAAGGAAAAACCGCTCCGCGTGTAACGCCTGACCATATCGAAAGCATCATTGACTTTGAGGCGTATTTTACTGCGCAAGACGGGTTAAAGACCGCCAATCCAGACGCGGCACAGTATTCGCCAAAGTCTCTTGATCTGCTGACCTTCTGCGTCCTTACCCTGAAAAACGGCTTCACCGTCACCGGCGAAAGCGCCTGCGCCAGCCCGGAGAACTTCGACGCAGAGATCGGTCGCAAGATTGCCCGCGACAACGCCGTGCAAAAAATCTGGATGCTGGAAGGCTATTTGCTGAAACAGCGGCTGCATGACGATGCGCATTTGCGTGATCTGCTACGACAGAAAGAGTAGCAACCACCACACAACATCAAGCGCCAGCCTAAACGCTGGCGTTTTCATTTGGTCGGGATTCCGACCGCACACCTCACACAAAATCACTCCAACAGCCCGGCGTGGTAGCCGGATACCTGATTCCCCGCTGACCGTATGCGCCAACCGGTCAGCGTAGAACCGAGCCGGGAAACCGACACCTCACCAGGCGATAATTGATATTGGAGTGTGCACTATGGCTTTCGATGCCAACAAGAACATGATTACCGCTGCATTTGTGCAGCAGTTCCATGATTCTTTCGAAATTGCGTCGCAGCAGAAGGACTCGCGCCTGCAGGCTGCCGTTCATGACCGTGGGATGATCACCGGCGCGTCGTTCACCATCAACGATATGGGCACCATCGAGATGAACCCAATCACCACGCGTTTCGGTGATACGGTTTGGGATGTGCCGGAAGCAGGCACCCGTAATGCGCTGATGGCGGATTATGGCGTATTTGTGCCGGTTGAAAAACGCGACCTGCGCAAACTGATCGCTGACCCACAGGGGCCTTACCTGCAATTGACTCTGTCGGCAGCCAATCGCAAAAAGGACGATGTTATTTACCGCGCATTGTTGGATGCGGTCTTGCGTAAAACTTCAAACACCGGCGCTTTTTCCCCCGTGGTGCTGCCTGCTGCACAGAAGATTGTCGCTGGCGGTACCGGTATGACCAAGGCCAAGCTGATCGCAGCGAAAGCCATGTTCCGCCGCAATGAGTGTGACGAGCAGAACGGTGAAGAGCTGTACATCACGTACAACGCCGACATGCTGACGCAGATCTTGAGCGATACCACTCTGACCAGCGCCGACTTTATGGCGGTGAAAATGCTGCAGGAAGGTGCCGTGTCCGGTAACTGGCTGGGCTTCAAATGGTTGGCTTACGAGAAGTTGGATTCTGTAACCGCCGAAGACGTCACCACCAAAACCGCCGCAGCCTGGTGTAAGACCGCTGTGCATTTCGGTACCGGTGCAGAATACAACACCGATATCGGCCCGCGCCGCGATAAAAACAACACCATTCAGATCTCTGTCGATGCGTCCTATGGCGCCGGTCGTGCAGCCGAAAACAAGGTTGTTGCGATCGACTTCACCGCTTAACGCCAGCGCTCCCTTGCCGGGGGTAACACCCCGGCCTTTTTCATGAGGTATGGCTATGGCTTCCAGCATCACGATCTGTTCAAACGCTCTCTTGGCCCTCGGTGCGCACTCGATCAACAGCTTCGATGAAAACACTGATCATGCCCGCCTGTGCTCAAACATTTATCCAACGGTGCGTAATGACCTGTTGCGTAAGCATCCGTGGAATTGCGCGGTAAAACGCGTTGTTCTCTCGCCAAGTAGCACAGCACCTGTTTTTGGTTTTGGTTACCAGTTCCCGCTACCGGGAGACTTGATCCGCATTCTGTCTATTGGCGATAGCTGGGACGATATCCCTTACCGCATTGAAGGTAAAAAGCTCCTGGCAAATCAGAACGTGATCATGCTGCGCTATCTCTTTCGCAATGAGGATGAATCGACTTGGGATGCTGCTCTGGTAAATCTGGCAGAGGCCACTATGGCCGCCAAGCTGGCCTACGCAGTGACAGGCTCAGCCAGTCTGCGCGATAGCCTAACGCAAGAGGCTTCTTACCTGCTTCGACAGGCCAAGGCTATTGACGGGCAGGAAGATCCGCCGGAAGAGTTGGGCGGCTATCCGACCTATGAGTCGAGGTTTTAACCATGCGCGCTAATCTGATTAAAACCAATTTTACTGCAGGTGAAATAACCCCCCGCCTAATGGGGCGTGTTGATATTGCCCGTTACGCCAATGGCGCCAAGGTAATAGAAAATGCCGTATGCGTGGTGCAGGGAGGTGTAATGCGTCGCCCTGGCTCCCGGTTTGCAGCGGCCGCCAAGTTTGGCAACCAGAAAGCCAGGCTGATCCCGTACGTATTTAATCGCTCACAGGCTTACGTGCTTGAATTCGGAAATGGTTATCTGCGTTTCTTCCAGAATGGCGCGCAGTTGGTTAACGACGACAACACACCCTACGAAATTGCCAGCCCGTTTAATGCGGATATGCTGCCGGCCGTCAATTACGTTCAAGGTGCCGACACCATGTTTTTGGTGCATGAGTCGGTGAAACCTCATCGCCTGCAGCGGCGTGGCCAGCTTGATTGGGTTCTGGAGCCTTGCCCGTTTGAGGTGGAGCCTTTCGACGAGGTGCGCGATACGCCGCAAAAATGGTGCAAGCCATCGGTGAAAGAGTATGTCGGCAGTGAAATAACCCTGACGCTCAGTGATGAGGAACCGCCGGCGGAGGGTGACGGTACACTGACGGGGGACGGATGGACAACAGAGGATGTAGGTTCATACATCCGCATTAATAGCGGCCTGGTACTCATCAAAAGCGTTACGGACTCACAGAAAGCCGTGGGCACGATCCGCACAATTCTCACCGCAACGCAGGCTGCATCACCAGGCGCGTGGACGCGAGAGGATACAGTGTGGAACGACGAATTCGGGTACCCGGGAGCCGTAACGCTGTATCAGCAACGGCTCGTTCTGGCCGGTTCCGTACGTTACCCGCAAAGCATCTGGTTTAGCGAAACGGGTGTTTATCTGTCGTTTGAGCTGGGGACTGACGACGACAAGGCAATCAGCTTTACTGTTTCCTCTGACCAGCTTAACCCTATTGTTCACCTGGCGCAGATGAATACCTTGATCGCGCTGACGTACGGCGGCGAGTTCACCATCACCGCGGGTAATAATGCAGCCATCACCCCGACGAATATCTCGGTGAAAAACCCAAGCCCTTATGGCTGCAACAATATTCGCCCGGTGCGCGTCGGTACCGAAATCATGTTCATGCAGCGCGCTAATCGGAAACTGTATGCCGTGGCCTATGACCCGGACAGTTTTGTTTCTTATTCCGCCAACGACATGACGGTTCTATCTGAGCACATCACCGCCAGCGGCGTGGTCGACATGGCATACCAGCAACAACCGGACGCTTTTATCTGGCTCGTACGCAATGACGGCACTATGGCCACCATGGCGATTGACCGGCCACAGGATGTTGTGGGGTGGTCACGACAGGTAACAGATGGGGCGTTTGAATCTGTTGCAACAATTCCCTCTGAAAATAATGACGTGATTTATGCGCTGGTGCGCCGTGAAGTGAATGGGCAAACCGTGCGCTATGTAGAGCTGTTCGATTCCTCGTTGAATACCGATGCGGCCGTAACGGGAACCAGCGAGGCGGGGGCGACTGTATGGTCAGGATTTTCACACCTCGAAGGGCGGATCGTTGATGTTGTGGCTGATGGTTCGGTGATGCCTCAGCAGGTTGTTTCCGGTGGGCAGATCACATTGACGCGTAAGGCGTACCGCATCGAAGCAGGGCTGCATTATGAAACCACTATCCAGACGCTGACGCCGGAGATCGGCACGTCGGAGGGAACAACGCAAAACACCCGCAAGCGCACTAGCGAGGTAACGCTGCGTTTTCTGGAAACTACCGGCGCAGAGTGCAATGGTCAGGTAATCCCATTTCGTACTTTCGGGCCCAAGATTCTCAACCAGCCAGCGCCATTATTCACCGGTGATCACAACTGGGGGAAATTGGGCTGGGAGCGCGGCGAGGACACACTGACCATTCAGCAGCGCCAACCGCTGCCGTTCCATCTTCTGGCCATCATCATCACATTTACAAGCAACGCGGGGTGACCATGATTCGACGCGCGGAAAAATCCGATATTCCAGAAATTATCCGGTTATCCGAAACCATGCATATGGAATCGCGGTACCGGACTCTGCCGTACAACGGCACCAAATTCGCGGACCTGATTGGAAAGCTGATCGCCAATCCCGACGGCCTGGTTGTAGTGGCAGAAAAAGATGGCCAGTTGATCGGCGCCATTGCGGGGATGGTGGTCGAGCACTATTTCGCAGATGCCCGCATTGCGTACGAATTTGGTCTGTACGTTGAGCCAGCGCAGCGCGGCACGCTGGCAGGTTACCGATTGGCGAAAAGCTATGTGGATTGGGCGACTGAGAAGGGCGCCGATCAAATTGATATGGGCATCACTACCGGTATTACAGAAGAGCGGACAGGCAAGATGTACGAACGCCTTGGCCTAAAGCATGTCGGCATTATTTTTTCAGGGGGTAAATGATGGCATGGGTAGCATTGGCGGGGGTTGCGCTTTCAGTTCTCTCTCAGCAAAAACAAGCCCGCTCTGAACAGGCGGCCGCAAATTACCAGGCGCAGCAGGCGGACGCCGATGCACAGGCAACGCGCTCAGCGGCGAAGGTACAAGCGCAAAAAATCCGTGATGCGGGGAAACAGCAATCATCACAGGCAAATGCCTCGTTGGCGGCCTCTGGTGTCGAAACGGGCGACGGTACAGCGCTGCGCATCACATCCGGCATCACCGGTAACGCGGAAGAGGATGCCTACACCACGATCATTAACGGCGCCAACTCCGGCAACCGGCTGAATGCCCAGGCACAGGCCGACCGTATCAGCGGTAACAATGCGCGCCAAGCTGCCAATGTGAATAGTGCCGGTACAGTGCTGCAAGGTGGCAGCTCAATGTACAACGGGTGGAAACGGTCTAACCCTGGCACTACTGGCAGCACAACAGGTGGCTCATCCAGCAATATGTTTTCAAATATGGGGATCCGTTGATGAAAATTGATATGGGGAATTTTGGCAATCTGACCCCAGATGCTCAACCGACACGCGTGAACTTAGGCAACGTGGGTGCCCAAGCCAATGCGTTGCAGCACCTGGCCACTGTTGGGCTTGGCGTTGTCGAAGACCAGCAACGGCGTATTGCGCAGGAGAATCAGAGTCAGTTGCAGGCGCTAACGCTTCAACTCGATGATTTCAGTAATGGCCTGGTTAACGATCCCGATCATGGGCTGCTGGCACAACAGGGAATTAATGCGGAAGGTGTGACAAAAAATTACACCAGCCAGTATGAGGATTTCGCGAACAAGCTGGCGACAGACCTATCACCTGAAATGCGTCAACAGTTCCAACAGCAGGCCATGGCTAAGCGTATTCAGCTCGAGAGAACCGGTTTAACCCATGAGTTGGGCCAGCGCCGCCAGGTGGAGCAGGGTAATTTCGAATCGACCATAGCGAACAGCTCCACCCGGGCGCAGGGTTATTGGGGTGACAACGTTAGCTATCAGCTTGAGGTGGGCAGCGCTAGGCAACAGATTGTTGAGTACGGCAAGGCTCATGGCTGGACACCTGAGCAGATAACGGAGCAGCAAAATAATTACATAAAAACAACCGCCTACAAAACTTTGGATAATTTAAGGGTTTCGAACCCGGATGAGTTTGTGCGTATTGCGGGTGAGCCTGATGCTGCTGGTGGTGCAGTGCGCTATAGCGGCGGCGATGCAGCCGACCCGGTGGGCCTACGTAATAACAACCCTGGAAATTTGGTTAAGACAGACAATACATGGGATGGGGAAGTTAAAGGCGATGGCCGTTTCGCATCTTTCGCCACGCCTGAGCATGGTCTGCGTGCGCTTTGTAAAAACCTGCTGGCATACAACAAGCGCGGCTATACCACGGTAGAGCAGATTATCGGCCGTTGGGCACCACCAAATGAGAACGACACTGCAGCCTATACCGCTGCGGTATCCAAAGCTCTCGGTGTTCCCGCTGATAAATCGCTCGATCTTACCGATATCAACACGCTGACGGCTTTGTGCGCAAGCATTACTCAACATGAGAACGGCAGCAATCCTTATTCGCAGGAGCAGATTTCTACTGGCGCAATGTCAGCTCTTGGGTTGGCGGAGTTACCTCGTCCGGAAGGCGCACCGCTTCGGGCTGCAGGCACCGCAACAGCAGTGACTCAGGTTGACCCCGTTCAGTTGGAGCGTTTGCGTAGTCAGGCAATGGCGCAGATTAACCAGCAACGCGCGGTTTATGCGCAACAGCTCGGCACTTCAATGAAGGATGCCTATGCGGCCTATGATGAGGGCTTGCAACCTCAGGGCGCTCCATCTCAGAGTGATTTACTGCGGGCGTATGGTCCCGTTAAAGGCATGCAACAATGGCAAGATCTGCAGCAACAGCAAAAATATGGCGGCACGATCGCAGCAGCCAAAGAAATGTCGCCAGCTGGCCGCCAGGATTTACTGGAACGCCTACGCCCATCAGACCCTAATACGCCTAACTTCGCAGCCAATCAACAGCGCTGGGACAAGATGCAGGCCAAGTTTAAGCAGCTCGATACTGAATGGGAAAAAAATCAGGGCAGTAATCGGTTTGAGTCATCTCTGCAGAACAACTTCCCGTTGGATCCAAATGATAAAAACAACCAGTCTGCCGCTGACCATTATTTTGATCGACAGGTAGCTCCTGGATTCAATATCAACAACGCCGACAGTTTGAACCAGGTCGCTGAGATAACCACAAAATCCGGCATGCTGCCCACGCAGATCAAGACGATGCTCACGGCCGGGGCAACATCTCGCGATCCTGCCGTCGTTGTTCCAATGGCCAAGATGTACGGGCAGATCTTTGACAACAACCCGGCGGCAGCCACTGGTGTAGATAAAGGGGCCATGGCGTTCTACTCGAAAGTTTACGCCTACGATCGCGCCGGCGTTCCTGCAGAAAAATCCGTCGAGATGGCCTACAACCAAGTCTATCAGCAGGACGACCGTTTAAAACAAATGGTAAGCCAGCAACTTCGGGATAAAGACTATATCAAGGGGCGAGCCACTGCCGCACAGGACAATATCAATAGTCTTTCTCCATCCTTGACTAATTTCGGTTCGCCAAACGTAACCAGCGCCGGGAAATCCAACCAGTTATATCAGCGCGATTACCAAACCATTTACGACGCAAACTTTGCCCAGACTGGTGGCGACGCAGATCAGGCCAAGGCCATGACCAATGCGATGATCAAAAAGGTGTGGGCGGTATCGACCATAAACGGGAAAGAAGAGGTGATGAAATATGCGCCTGAAGCCGTGTATGGCGTTACAAACGGGTCTGGAAATTGGATACAAGGTCAATGGGAAGAAGAGAAGCGGGCGTTGAAAGGGGCTGCATTTGGCGGTGCGCGCGACGACACGGATTTAGTGCTAGTACCGGATATGTTAACGCCACGCGATCAAGACTACGCCATTATGGTTATACAAAAGCATCCTGATGGCACGGCAGTTCCTACGCCTTATGTTGGTAAGAACGGGATGCCGCTGCGGTTCAGGCCTGAGCAACAAAGCTCTCCGATGTACAAAGCAACGATGGGGCAACAGCAGCAACGGGTAGACGCGGCTCGCGCGGCGAGGCAGGAAGAGCAGCAGCCAGCATTCACTAATCAGCATGGCTATACGCCGCCTGATTTAACCAAACCATTTGGTACCGGCATTGCTAACCAACTGCCGAGTAATATCACAGCTGGAGGCCAATAATGCCAACGTATGAGATGAAACCTGACGATCTGCTTTCTGCTGATGTCCAGACTATTCTGCAGCCTGATGATAGTTCGGCATACATGGAGACACCTTCTGTACTGTCTGCATTGAACCCATTTACTGATGACCAGCAAATTCAGCGGTCACGGCAGGCCGCCTTCCGTCTGGATAACTCCTTGGGTAGTTTCATTGCCACGGCGCCATTTAGCCAGTTTGATAAGGTTGAGGGGTATAACCCTTTCGACAATGATGCTGCTGAACTGAAAGGATATGAGGACTACGCTGATTCATTTATTGATGCAGGTTCACCTGAAGAGACCCGGGCTATCCAGCAGAGAATTGATCAGCAAAAAACTGACCGACAATACCAGTCTGATCTGGGTTGGTCTGGCACGGTGTCTAGTATCGGTATGGGATTAATTGATCCTGTTAACCTGGCCGCGATGTTTGTCCCGGCAGGTGCCGTAGTTCGCGGCGGTGAAGTCGCAGTGACCGCTAGAAGATTTGCACTGGCCAATGCTGTTGGCGGCGTAGCGTCAGAGGCAGCCCTGAGCACCACCCAGGAAACCCGCACACTGGGAGAAAGCGCGGTAAACGTGGCTATTGATGCAATGGTAGGCGGTATCCTCGGAGCTGGTGCCCAACTACTGGTCGGTGCCGGACAGCGAGCCGCAGTATCTGGAGCGGTGGCCAGTAATCTGCGAGGCAATGACTCGCCACAAAGCATCGGCGCAGCGCAGGTTTTCAACACAACGCTGGATCAGGAACAACTGGCAGGTGTTGGGCTAATCAACAAAACTTTGAGTGTTAACCCCGGCGGCCGACTGGCGCAGTCACCATCGCGCGCGTCTCGAGCCATTAACCAGCAGCTGGCAGAGAACAACTATTACTTTTCCAAAAACGACGAAGGGCTGGCCACATTTACCGCGGCGGAAACCAAGATCAAGCAATACGACGCGATGCTCTACAAACAGATGGAATCCACGAAGGACGCCTACCAAGCGTATAGCAAGAATATCCGGTCGACCGGCGGCACGCGCATGAACTTTGTTGATTTCAATGAGGCTGTTGGTATGGCGATGCGCCGTGGCGATCAGAGCGACATTCCAGAAGTGGCCCAGGCAGCAGCACAGATCCGCCCGATGTTCGAGGCGACAAAGGTCCGCATGCAGGAACTCGGCATTTTGCCGGAAGACGTTGACGTTTCTACGGCGCAAAGCTACCTGCCACGCATTTACAAATTCGATAAAATTTTGTCTGACCGCACAGAGTTCCGTGGTCGCATTGCTAATTGGATCCAGGGCATCAGCAGCAAAGGTGCCGATGCTGCCGGTACGCGGATAGAAAAAATTGACTCCGGTCTTGCTGCAGCAGCAGAGGCGCAGCCGCGTGCACAGACACTTGCGGACGAGATTTCGGCAGCAGAGTCATGGTCTGGACGTAAAACTGAACTCATGGACGAGGTTGGCAACAGGACGAAACTGATCGGCCAAGAGCAGGACTTAACAGCCAGGCTGGAAAAGCAACAGGCGCAACTGACCACAGCCAAAAATCAGAAGCTGATCACCAGGCTTAACAAAGAGGTTTCGGACCTGCGAACCAAACTGGATGACGTCGCCAGAGCGAAGGAGGAGCTTCCAACTCTGCAACGTCACCTGGATTTACTGGACAACCCGCGCAAGCATCGCTCAGAGCTGCGCAAGCTGCAGAAGAAGGCCAACTCAACAACCAGGCTTAACGCAAGCCGTGAGCGCGCCCTGAAAGCTATGGAGCCGCTTTCCAGAGAGGAAGCAGAAGACGCCGCTGATGAGATCGTCAATAAGATAATTGGCGCACCTTCCGGCCTGGTACCGGCTCAGCTTTTGCCTGAAAAGATTATCGGCCGAGCCGGCTTCACGAAGAGCCGCAGCCTGCTTATCCCAGACGAACGGATTGAAGACTTTTTGGAGTCTGATATCAACCACGTCATGGAGAGCTATCTACGCCAGGTTGGGCCTGAAATCGAGCTAACCGCCCAATTCGGCAGTAAGGATATGGGCGAGCAGATCCGCCAGGTTTCAGAGGAGTACACCCAATTAATCAAGGATGCCAAGACACCGAAAGAACGAGGAAGGCTGGAAAAGCAGCGTGATGCTGATCTGCGAGACATAGAGGCAATGCGAGATAGGCTGATCGGTACGTATGGAGCACCTAAAGACCCGCGCAGTTTCTTTGTCCGTGCTGGACGTGTAGCGCGAAATATCAACTTCCTACGCCTGCTTGGTGGTATGACAATATCCGCAGCCACTGATCTGATGAGACCGGTTATGCAGCACGGTATAAGCAAATCATTACGTCCGATGGGCGTCATGCTCCGCAACATGTCAGCGGTGAAAGTGGCCACAAAAGACTTGCGAGAAATGGCGGTTGGCCTTGATTACGTGCTGTCTACCAGAACAAAGGCTATCGCCGACCTCACTGATCCATATAGCCGCCGTTCAGCTTTTGAGCGCGGACTTAACTGGGGGACGCAAAAGTTTGGTAACTGGACGCTGATGAACCAGTGGAACAGCGCGCTTAAGTCTTGGTCAGGGCTGATTGTGCAGTCACGCATCCTGGATAACGCGAGGCTGTTGGCCTCCGGGAAAGAAGTGCCACAGAAGGAGATCAGAAAGCTGGCGCAAATCGGTATCGATCAGAGCATGCTGCGACGCATCAGCGATCAGTTTTCCAAGCATGGCGAAGATATGGATGGGCTTTTGACTGGCCACAGCCACCTGTGGGACGACCGTGCGGTGCGTGAGGCTTTCCAGTCAGCAGTGCTGAAAGACGTTGACTCAACCGTAGTGACACCAGGTGTAGGCGATACCCCGCTGATGATGAGTAATGAAGTCGGCAAGATGATCCTGCAGTTCAAGACCTTTATTTTTGCGCAGCATAACCGGGTGATCGTCTCCGGCATTCAGCAGGGTGATGCATCGTTCTATCTTGGAGCCATGGGCACGATAGCGCTGGGCGCTATGGTCTACGTTATGAAGCAAAAGCTAAGCGGGCGGGATATCGATTACAACCCTAACAACCTGGTGAAAGAGGGCATAGACCGCGCCGGTATGATTGGCTGGCTGTCAGAGCCACTGAATGCCGTGGAGAATATTAGCGGCGGACGGTTCGGCCTTGGTGCTATGTTTGGCGCGCCTCCGGTGTCCCGCTTCCAAAGCCGTAACGCCATCGGCGCACTGATGGGGCCAACATTTGACATGGCCGGTGATGGGGCGGTGATCGCCAATGGTGTGCTTAACGGAGAATTTGACGACAAGCAGACACATGCGGTGCGTAAGTTGCTACCATATCAGAACCTGTTTTATATCTCCCCGCTGTTAAATCGGGTGGAAGAACAACTTAAATAGTTAGGTGAATAATGAGAAAGATAATTTTTGCATTGCTAATTGCAATGCCTGCTTGTGGTTATACATTCACCAAGGCAGGTTTTTACACAATAGACAGTTCCGGGTGGATAGCTAAATCAACTCCTTCCGGAGATGTTTTTATTTGTGAAGCTTGTCCTGACATGGTTCAAGTCCAAATTTCTTACGGCCCTCAGGCCGGTGGTGATTCTCCATTCAAGTCAAATAGTGACTTCCTTAACGCATTCTCAACAAAAGAGAAAAAGGAAAGGTTTGCAAAGATGATGATGGATAGTTCTATGCCTTCGTCTGGTTTCGAAATTAAAATTATACGAGTAGACGAAGATCACATAGGAACACTAAAGGCATTAAGATATTCCGCATCTATTAAAATGCCAGATGGAAACATTGGAAGAGAAACAACGTTGGTAGCTTTTCACAAGAATAGACTTGTGAAATTCAGTGCTAATTTTTATGACAATAAGTTAAATGAAAAATCAGCTACTGCACTTGATAACTTACATAAATCAATAGATCTTTTATAATTTAAATTGGTGACTACATGCAAGCAATCGGTTTTATCATATACATGGGTATTGGCTTTGTTCAGCTGGCTGCTGTAATGGCAGGTCTTGAGTCATGGTGGGGGCTGAACGGATTCTTCTCGTTTATCATCGCGGCGATCATAGCCTACATCCCCATCCTTGGTACAGTGGTCGGTATGGCAGGTGCAATGAAGGCGTGGCATTGGGAATGGTGGCAGGCTGGTGGGTTATTCTTCGGCGCGCTTATCTTGACCTTCGCCCTGGGTGGCATTGCAGGTTTGGCCGAATGGTTCAGCAACAGAAAACGGGCATGAATTAATCCATCAAGTCCTAGCGGGGCTTCTCACGGCAAGGAGGTGATCACCGTGGCAAAGAAACAATATGGCATTATGCCACCATTCCCCAAGCTGGTCGCCATGACGCGTAGTTCTGATCGTCGGCACTTTGTCTACGGGATTGACTGGCTGACGAGAGCGGTCACAATTATCCGAAACGGTTCTTACGAGATCGTGCCGATTGAAAAAGTGAGATTTGTCGAGCCGACAAAAGAAGAATTAGACTTGCTAAGTCGATCCGATAGCAGGTCGTGACGTTCATCGTTGCATGGTTCGAAAGTCAGGAAACCGACCACACACCCGCCACATCATAGCCCTATGTCAACCATAGGGCTTTTTTATGCACAACGATTACAGAACCCGCCTTACCGCGCTGAGCGACAAGTTAACCGACGTCGTGCTCGAGGAAGCTGATCCGGATACCTGGCCAGGCGCTGACAAACCACTCGACAAACACACCAAGCAGGAGCGCGGCGATCGCTACTGGTGCAAGAAGAACGTGGCGGCATCGCTCACGTTGTTGGTGAAGGTGCATTCCCTAATCGGCATGCATACGCGTGGCGGTACACCAAAAGACGACGTTCCAGACGACGAGGCGTTTCTCCTTGGTCAGCAGGTATCCGCCGCTGAACGCGCGGCGCAGGAAGTTCTCGACCGCATCCAGCAGCGGAACAAATGATCTCATTCGTCGCCTTCTTCATCATGTGGGCGGAGCGGATGGGGTGGGATGTTCCGGACTGCCATTATCGCGCCTGCCATTGGTTGGAGCACCGTGGGGATCTTGCGGTGCTCCGCTGTTTCCGTGGTTTCGGGAAATCGACCATTCTGGCGGTTTATAACGCCTGGCGGTATTACCGGGATCGGCAGTATCGAATTCTCCACCAGTCAGAGGCCGACGGCACCGCTTACAAAACCAGCCGCGACACGCAGAACGTACTCCGCAATCACCCGCTGACAAAAGGCATGTTACCGGATGGACAGGGCACCGTAGAGCAGTGGTGGGTTAATGGCTCACTGGATATGCGTAACGGCAGTATGTACGCGAAAGGCATCCTCTCTAACGTCACATCTGCACGAGCCGACGAGTGCCAAAACGATGACGTCGAAGTCCCGCGAAACATCCAGACGCCGGAGGCGCGCGAAAAGCTGCGTTACCGTCTCGGCGAGCAAACCCACATCCTTGTGCCGGGTGGCCGGAAACTCTTCATCGGTACCCCGCATACCCACGACAGCCTTTACGACGAGGTTGAAGCCATGGGCGCAGACTGTCTCACCATCAAACTGTTTGAGAAAGAATTCCGCATCGAGGAAAAGAAAGCCACGGTGCGTAGTTACTCGCTGCCATTCCGCCCCGAATACGTTTTTGTTGGGATCCACATCGGTGCACGCCTTCTCGTCGAGGGAATTGATTACCAACTAACGGAGGGAGGCATAGCGTTTGCTGAGCCGCCAGGTACAACAGTTGACTGTTATGCAGAATGCGCCTGGGCTGAACGATTCACGCCAGCAGAGATGGAAAAGCGCCGGCAGGAAACGCGCACAATCAACGAATGGGATAGCCAGTACCAGCTGCACAGTAAACCAATCGGTGAATCACGGCTCGATCCTGACCGCATGCGCGAATACAACGTGCATCCAGAAATCCGCTATGCCAACCGTACCGCTTCAATGTGGCTGGGTAATCAGCAGATTGTCGGCGCTGTCGCCTGGTGGGATGTGGCCACTGGCAAAGCAAAGGCAGATGCCAGCGCATTTTCGCTGATGCTGACCGATTCACGCGGTCACCTCTATTGGCACATATGCCAAGAGCTGACCGGCGACCTGGCTGAATTCGACGATAAGGACAAAATCATAGGTGGTCAGGTGGTGCAGATCCGCGAACTGGTGGTGAAGTTCCAAATCCCTCAGGTTGTGGTCGAGGTCAATGGCCCGGGCAGTTTCGCCGGTAAATTGTTGCGCCAGGCGTTAAAAGGCACCGGATGTGGTGTGCGGGAAGAGTTCACCGTTACCAATAAGCAAAAGCGCATCCTCGATGCTTTCGAAGCGCCGCTGTCGTCGCGTTTCCTGTGGGCGCATAGCGACGTTCTCGACGGGCCAGCCTATGACCAGATGCGTGATTTTAACCCGGCACTGACCAACCAACCTGATGATTTCATAGACTCGGGGGCAGGGGCTATAGGAGAAACACCGGTACGCATTGGCAAATTGGTCGGGAAACCGACCGCACAGGGGCGGGAAGATTGGCAGCCATACGATGGCGATCATGAGGTCGCAGTGGATTATTAAAACCGAGGCTGCCTTATGTCGGTACCCAACCAGACCCCATACAACATTTACACCGCCAACGGCCTAACAACCGTCTTTCCTTACGAATTTTATCTGCTCACCAACAGCGATTTAGCCGTTTCAATCAATGGCGAGGTGCTAACCACGGGCTATGCGGTGTCGGGAGTGGGAAATGTTGACGGTGGTGAGGTTACCTTTTTCACACCGCCAGGCAATGGTACAACCGTCTTGCTGCAACGTGAAATTCCCAGCACTCGATTAACGGATTATCAGGATAACGGCGACCTGCTGGCCAATACCGTCAATAAAGATTTTGATCGTTTATGGATGGCAATCCGCCAGGCGTATCTGTATCTCGGGTTTGCGTTAACCCGTCCGATATGGGGCGGCCCGTTTAATGCTAAAGGATACCGGATCGAGAACCTGGGCTATCCGGTCAACAGTACAGATGCGGCCAGCAAGCAGTATGTTGATGACGCCGGTATAGCGAATTTGAACCGTGTGTTGCGCTTCCCTGAGTCTTTCGTTAGCCCAATGTCCGGCGTAGGGCCGCGCAGCAATATGCTGCAGGGCTATAACAACCTTGGTATGCCAGTTCCCATTGCAGGCCAGACGGAGACCGCAGACCTTGCGATCAAGCTCTCCGGCTCATTTGGTTCTCAGCTTGTCGGCCATACTGATCTGATCTCGAAGTTCTACTTTCTGAAGGACTATTTCGACCAAGGATATATCCTTGTTTCTTCACGCGATGAACTGATTGCCGCACAAACCGTGATTAAAACGGTCATGTTAAAGCGAACTGAAATCCGCCTGGCGCGTAACTTTTCCCCGTGGACGGCAGCACAAACAGATATCGATCTGGCGTGGGTTACGATAACTGGCCATGCAGATGGCACCTATATTGATGCGACGGGCATCCCAAATGTTGAAGGAAACTATTTCATCCGCTTCTACAACTCAGGCGGGTTAGATATGAACGGCCTTCCATTCCTTGAAGGATTGCGATTCAGTGGGGTTAGCGTAAAGGGCCCGAGTAGAAGCTCATTAGTTGATGGCATGCTATTCCACAGCCCAGATCATCAAATGGGAAACCTGACTATTGGCTATTTCAATATACAGGAGTTTAGGCGCGGAATATCGTTCCAGACAAACGCATATATCATAAAGGTCATGAATGCATATATTGCTCGCTGTAACATGGCTGGTGTTGATCAGCCCGCAGGGTTCTCTAACTATGGGGAAAATATTGCGTTATATGGATGTACCATTGCAGTTAGCGGGGGGCCAGCCGTTCATATTAATAATGGCAATGGTGGTTTCCATCTTCATAACTGTAGCCTGGATTACACAGGACAGGTGATTGTTGCCGAGGCGGGGTATGTTGAATGTCATGGCGGACATCATGAATTTGAAAACGGATCAAATCCTTTAACCGGCACTCCGTATGTTGTCATTCTTGCGCAAACCGCGAGAATAGCATTACATGGTACCAAGATTGTATGTATTAGAAGCGCGGGTATGACACAGCCTTATTTCGTCAGAGCCACTAATGCAGCAGACGGCGTGTATATGCTTGGCACTCAGTGGCAAAACATACGGACAACCACTGGCGAGACTAAAACAGGGGATGGTCGCTTTGTTGTCCGAGATACTCAGGTTCAAAATGGTGCGGGTAACCATAGCCTAAATATTCCGCAATCTATATATGAAAACCTGATGGTCGATGGAAGTAATGATGCCGCAACACCGCTAGACTGGTACGTCCGTCGAGTCAATAACGCAGTTACCAGCAGAACTTCCGGCGACAATATCACGTTGTCAAACTCTACTGAAATGCCACGAACTAGCGCCAAATCTTTGAAGGTCACAAAGTCAACAGCAGGCACTAATCATGGGATAGGATTCATTGCGCCCGTTGCCGTTGCGCAGCAACCTTCATTTAGGTTCTATGTTTATCCCATTTCAGGAACGACAGGGTCAATATTCACTGAAAGTTATTTTGTTGCAGTGCAAGGCTTCGATCAGTATGGGCGTCCAAACATCATTAAACAGTCCGCTTCCATGGGGATACGAACTACCTTGCTGACAGGCTCTAGCTCATGGCAATCGATAGTATCGTACCCATCAAAAACACCGGTTCCTAGCTGGGCTACACATATTTTCACTGAGGTTAACTCATCCGGGTTAAGTGTTGGTGGGTATTACATAGCCGATGCTGGGATATGGCAAATTTAATATAAGTGAGGGTTTTATGAGTATTGATTCTAAATTAACTGATGAACAAAATATTACGTTTATTCTTTTGGATAAGCTCAATTGGAATACAGATGCGGCAAAAATAGCTGTTGAATTTATCTCTGGTGATGAACTTAAACAGCGATTATTCAATGTCTATTACGACAGAATTGATTCTGGAGTGGATGTTACTGATCGAACCAATCAGGCGATCGCCTCTGCTAAGTCTGCGCTGGTTCTGTTCCCTGATGATGGTGCGGGAAATTAATTCTGCCCCGTGATGGGGAGGCGGAGCTATGAAAATGAATGACCAGCAACCAATGAATATAGTGACGCAGTTTTTCGCGTGGCTCGCTGCAATAGCGTCCGCAGCCGGAATTACGACACAGGACTTAATCTACATCGCGTTTGGAGCCATTGGCGTTCTCGTTTCCGTGCTTTCGTTTGTGCTTGGCCGCATCGATGCCCGGGCGAAGCGAAAGCAGGAAGAGCGTCGCACTACACTTTATGCGGATTATCTGGGCAAGCGTAGTGGCAGGCCAGGAACTTCGGTTGACGAGGCTGATCAGTATACGCCATTGCCTGGTGGGGAGAATGAAGCGTGAGTATTTCTAAAAAGACGGGCGCCGCCGGCGCTGTCTGTTCAGTGATGGTGATTATCGGCCTGGTTCTGTCGAGTGGTGAAGTGAAGACCAGCAAGGCCGGCCTTGAACTTATCGGTAACGCCGAAGGCTGCCGCCGTGCCCCCTACAAATGCCCGGCGGATGTATGGACCGATGGCGTTGGCAATACGCACGGCGTTAAGCCGGGAGTGCGGAAAACCGATCAGCAGATCGCCGCGGACTGGAAAAAGAACATCCTGGCGGCTGAGCAGTGCGTTATCCGCAATGCGGCAGGCGACAAGTTGCCACAGGGAGCCTTTGATGCAGCGACAAGCATCACCTTTAACGTCGGTTGCACTGCAATGCAGAAATCGACCATGTTCCAGTTGTTCCGGCAGGGGAATACTGCCGGAGCATGCGAGCAGTTCCCTCGCTGGGTTTATGCGAGCGGTGTGAAACTGAATGGTCTGGTGATTCGGCGGGACAAGGAGCGCGCTCTATGCCTGGCAAAATGATTGCCTATGGAGTGGTGATCCTGCTGGCGCTAGCGGCCGTTGTCGGGGCCGGTGCTTGGCTGGCCGGTAGACACTACCAGCCGACTATCGACCGACTCAACCAGGCGCTTACGCAGTGCAGGGATACTAACCGGCAGCAGACTGCAACAATAACCAGCCAGAACGCTGGCATTGAGGCGTTACGGCGTGCGGATGCAGAACGAGAAGCCAAGGCTAAGGCCGCTCAGGAAAAATCCCGCAGGGAGGCGCAGGGCGACTACGGCAAGGCTAACGAGGTTCTTTCCGAGCGTACTGTTGGCGAATCCTGCGCAGCGGCATCGGCTGCGTTTGACGAAGAACTGCGCCGGGAGCGAGCACAGTGAAAATTCTGATTGTGGTTTGCGTGCTGGCGCTGTCCGGTTGTGCCGGTGCGCTACCGGCACCGTCTTATGTTGAGGTAAAAGTCCCGATTGTTGTTCCATGCAAAACAGCTGACGTTGCGCGGCCAGCGTTCGCCGTTGACCAGTTGCCGATCGGTTCTCCAATCGACACGCAGATGCGAGCATTGCGTGCTGAGCGTCATCAGCGTATCGGTTATGAACGTGAGTTATTGGCGGCAAATGAGGCGTGTAAATAAGATTTGGCAGGTCACTATTGAGCGTAAGTTATTGTTTAATAGTGACCGAAAACGTAGTTTTTTGCAGTGTAATGTAGTGTATTATTTGTGCTATTTATTGGTTAATGTATTGATTGTTAATATTTTTTATCTGATTCTCACTTCTTTTGGCGAGAAACAGGCGTACGGTCATAATTAAGAATGCTGCCAGCTAGGTAAAAAGAGTGACATTGCCGTGCGAACGCACAGAAAATGCCATAAACGAAATTCGATAAGGGGCCGATTATGACACAAGTTTGTATTGCTGCGTATGTCTATGGCGTGGTGCAAGGGGTAGGGTTTCGCTACAACACCCAGCATCAGGCGACGGCGTTGGGGTTAAGCGGATATGCGCGCAATCTTGATGACGGCAGCGTAGAGGTGGTGGCCTGCGGCGAGCAACCGCAGGTGGATAAGTTGGTGGAATGGCTGAAAAGCGGCGGTCCGCGTAGCGCACGTGTCGATCGCGTGCTGGTGGAACCGCGCGGTACGGCAGATTATCAAGGCTTCAGCATTCGCTATTAGCGTCTCAGATGCATTTTACCGGCTTCGGCAAACCGGCGATTTTTGTTGCCTGTTTGGCCGGGCCTTTGGGGAACAGGCGATAGAGGTAGCGGCTGTTGCCTTTCTCCTCTCCGTACTTCTGCGCCATAGCTTTGACCAGCATGCGGATCGCCGGTGAGGTATTAAATTCCAGGTAAAAGCCGCGCACGAAACGCACCACTTCCCAATGCGCCTCGGTTAGCGTGATTTCTTCCTGCTCGGCCAGCAGCGGCGCCAGGGGCTCGTGCCAGTCGGCGCTGTTTTTCAGGTAACCCTGTGCGTCAGTTTCAATAACCTGACCTTGATACTCCAACATACTGCCTCGGTAACGGGTAATTCAGAACGGCCGCCAGTTTAGCAAACTTTTA